AAAGTAGGAAGACCTAAGAAAAAAGGCAAAAAGGTAGTAAAGAAAAAAACAACTAAAAAGAAAAATGCCAAAAAAAAGTACTGAAGAATATAGAAATGAAGTTACTGTTCATTTAACTAGAATTACTGGAGAGCTTTCTCATATTAGAGAAAAAGTTGAAGAAAACCATGCTCATTTAGAAAAGATAAATGGTAGGTTAAGGAAAGCTGAAAATAACATTACAGCAGTCAAAACAATAGGAGGGACTTTGACTTTTGTTAT